GGGACCAGTTGGACCTATTTCACCAGTATCCCCCTGTAATCCTTGGGGACCAGTTGGACCTATTTCACCAGTATCTCCTCGTGGACCCGTTGGTCCTTGCAATGATACCGATTGCGTACTACTGCAACACGGTTTTGTTCGGATATAATAAGAGTATGAATTATCCCCCATAAGAAAATGTATTTTTTCTTAGTGTCTAATATATTATATCTATTTATTTTTATTTTTGTTCTAATCCCATTTCTTTTTCTATTTTTTCAGTTGACAATATAAGTTGTAATGGTGGCGCTGTTGGTTGAGGATATGTCTGTATTATGTGTGCTTCTACGATTGGTATTTCATTTATTTTTGATACTGGAATAATTTCTTCTACATTAACAATTTTCGTTTCTTTACATAAACGATTGCAAGATAATAGTATAAATACTAATAATATTGTTGATATGATTAATAATAATAATATTATAATATTTCTCTCGCTTAATATGATATTATTTGATTTATTATTTGTCTCTGATTTTTCAGACAACAATATAGGTTCATTTGTAGGTTGAGATGTAGGTTCATTTGTAGGTTCATTTGTAGGTTGAGATGTAGGTTGAGATGTAGGTTGAGATGTAGGTTGAGATGTAGGTTCATTTGTAATTGAAGGTTGAGAGGTGGGTGAGGTTGTGGGTCCATTAGACATAAATGTATGATCGTGATGAGAACACGAACACAGATTATTTGTATCCGAAAAATGATTACACGTTTCAGCAGTGTCTTCAATTGCTAATTCTGGATCTATATAATAGCATTTAAAATCAAACCATCCCGTTCTTACATAGCCAACATCATTTCCCTTTACATATTCAACACAATTGTATGCGGAGTGGATACGTTCCTTTACGATTTGTTGAATTTTTTCAGGACTATTTGCTTGAATTAGTTGATATTGGTCACATTTGCCGAGACCATATTGAAGACAATTGTCTTGACACGATGTTCTTGTATATCTCCATAATTGAGTATCCAGTTGTTCAGAATACACTTGCACTATAAGAACAATAATCAAAATATACATTTTTGTTGTTTATTTGTTTTTGAATGAATTTATATAATGCTTTCATTCAATTTTTCACGTTTATTGCACGTTGTAACATTTTTTTACTAAACTAAATAACCATTCTAAACAATATGTATCATTCGTTTCGTCTACTGTTTCATTACCAAACAACCTACACTTAAATAGCTGTTCGTCTTCCTTATTCGGGTATTTGTCAAGCAGTCTCACTTGTATTGTTCCCTGACACTTTACATATGCATTGTTTGCGATTTCGTGATGCACGATTTCTGGCACTACGCTATAAATAATCCCTCCCACCTTCCGAGAACGTTCTTTCATTAACTGTATAAACTTTTCTTTACTTTTCCTAGAAATACATATTTCATGTAAATATAATTTACAACTATCACAAATAGCATTTGTCATCCTTACCATATAACCATATAAAAGTTGTATTATTTTAACTAAGTTAATAATTCAGTGTGACTAAATTATGCTTATGCAGTGTTATGCAGTAAATACCAAAATTATACGTTTTAATGATTTTTTCTTCCAAAAAAAAGTGGAACGCGATTTTCAAAAGTGGACATTTTTAAAAATGTCCAAAAGTGAAATATACAAAATAGTTTTTCAATGAAGTCCAAAAAAATGGGTTATCGTAAGCATTGCAGTGAAGGGAGGGAATATTTTTTTGGGAGGCGCAGGAAAAAAATATTCGGACATTTTTAAAATCTCAGGACATTTTAGATGAACAATGGTATAAAAACTCGCCAAAACTCGCCACAATTTTTTTACTGCGAGAAATGTGATTACAAGTGCTTTAAATTGAGTGATTTTCGCAAACACAAAATGACTGCAAAACACAAAATGGTAAAAAATGGTATAAAAAACTCGCCGTCATTATTTGTTTGCGTATGTGGTAAGACATACAAGTATCAACCAGGATTGTCTCGTCATAGACAACAGTGCGCGTCGTTAAATATAAAACAAGAACACGCAACTACCGAGTTACAACTCTTATTAACACAACAACAACGACACCATACAGTGCAAGAAAAGAAGATTGATGAACTTACAGAAAAAATATCAAATATGTCTATTGTAACCAACCATAACACGACAAACAAGTTCAATCTAAATTTCTTTTTGAACAATCAGTGTAAAGATGCGATAGATTTTCAGACATTTTTAAAACAAATCAAGATTGAAGAAGAAGATTTATACTATTTCGGGAACCATGGATACCTTAATGGAATGATGAATATTATTGATAAGTCACTCGGTAGTATGGAAGTTCATGAGCGTCCGATACACTGTACGGACGTGAAAAGGCAAATAATGTATTTTAAAAAGGAGGACGGGTCTTGGGAAAAAGACAAGGAAAAACTACAAATGCGCCGCATGATATCTACAATAGATAATAAGAGTTATTATTGTCTTGAAGACTGGGAAGATGGTAATAAATATAAATGTGAAGATATGGATTCACCTAATTTCAAATGGTATTTGAAGGTAGCTACGGAAACAATGGGTGGTGACTATTCTAAAGACGATATACACTTAACTAAGATGCTTAATTACCTTGCGACTGAATTTTATCTCAAGAAGAATAAAAAAATCATATTCTAAATGTATCATGTGTATTTACCACTGTATCAAGCATTTCCCTCCATATGAACCTTCATCATCGTCTTTCTTATCTTTAGTATCAAATTCTGGATCATATACACATTTCCATTTACTAGACACCATATCACAATAGTTGATACTGCTAATGCTATTGATAAGATAACCGTTTTTCTTATAAAACTTCTTGCGTTGATTCCACTGATTTACAAAATTCGTATGTGCGTCTACAATATCCACTACAATCGGATTATTGTCTTTCACACGCAATATACGTCCAATAGACTGTGTAATGTCAGTTTTAGGAGTCACCATTACGAGTGTAGAGAGCGTCTTAATATCAAGCGCTTCCGCGGCCATAGCATACGTAGCAATGACAACTTGTTTAGTTTCAGATACTTGTAGGTCTTTCTGTTTCATGCCCCCGAGATAATATCCGCAAGTAGCAAATTCTTTATGTGTAATTGAATCATGTAAATATGTAAGAAGATTACGATTATGTCCGAGAATCATTATTTGTTTTTCTGGATATTCATTAATCAAATCGCGAACCACAGATACAATGAATTCACTTCTTGGTCCAAACGCACACAGTTTGGAAATCATTGTGCTATACTTAGTATTACCTCTATAGTCTAATTCAACTTCGTTAAATTCGGTATCATTCGTTTTGTAATGCAGCGCACGAACCTTAACAATATCGTCCTTTTCGCGCTCTTCATTGTAGATTTTCGGCCCAATAAACATATACAGCACATGTGTAAGCTGGTCTTTCCGTTCAACTGTAGCAGAAATACCCAACATATATTTAGTTACTGTTTTGAATAGTGCCTTGGAAAACTGTTCGCTTCCAATACGATGGACCTCATCTACAATAGTCAAACCAAAACAGTCAAATGCTGTCTTATGAAAGTCTTTATTATATAGTGTTTGTAGCATTCCAATGACAATGTCCTTTCCCTCAACGTCATACACTGGACCTTGGATTTTCCCAACTTTCGCATCGGGTAGGAAATCTTCAATACGTTCTATCCATTGATTCATCAAAAACTCTTTGTGTACGATGACAAGTGTTTTGGTTTTCAAACGCGAAATAATATTCAGTGCCATAATCGTTTTTCCGCGCCCACACGGAACTTCAAGAATACCACCATTTCCTTGTGGTGTATCGCAGTGGGTAATGTATGTATTTACAATGTTTTCTTGGTAATCGCGAAGCGATTTCGTAAATGGCACATTTATGGGTTCGGGACCGTCGTCCAATTCGCATTTAGTCGGAATACCAAATCGTTCAATGCCGTAAAATCGCGGAATGTATATCTTTTTTTCATTTTCGCGATAACAATAAAATCCATTGCTTTGATTCGCCGGACCACCACAATTTATAGCAACCAAAGGTTTAGCGTGTAGTTCTTCATACATCAATTCCAAAATTTTAGGAGTAAGACAAGATTTTGGAATCGTATAGCCTTTTTTCCCAACGTATGACTGTGTTTGTATGTTGTTTTTTAATTCAATATCCAGTGTTTTATACCAAGGAGTTGCTTTTTTCTTAGGACCCATAATCTCGTATTTATAATATATATCACTTATTTAGATATTATAAATTAAAATCAATTTTTTGGTTGAATAAAATAATACATTATAATATATAATGAAAAACGTATTCAAAACATTTACTCCTCTTGAATTAACTGTATTAGTTCTTTTTGTATTCTATTTAATGTTTAATATAGAAACACCTCAACTTATTGCGGAAACAATTGAAAGCCCCATTGGTTTATTAGCGCTAATGGTTCTCATCTTGTATCTTTTCTTTTATGCTAACCCCATTGTAGCAATCCTATTTATTTTCGTCGCGTTTGAATTATTGAAACGCACATCATATGTAACCGGTCGCAAAGCGATTGTAGACCATACACCTACACAAGACCGCAAGAATTCGCAAATGAAAGCAATGAACCCTCCCAAATCACAATCATTGGAAGAAGAAATTGTTGAAAAAATGGCACCTATTGGAAAAAGTGAAATGGTTGAAATTGTCAACAGCGGATTCAAACCCGTAGCCACGAAATTAGAAGGTGCTTCTAAGGTATAAAATATCATATATAATTTTATTCATATATGATGCTTTCAAAATATGTATCTATTTATCGTTTTTACGTTCCGCAATAGCCACAAACAAATATATCATACCAGTTACACCAAGTAATCCCGTGAATGAAGTACTTAATTCATTATTGTCAATGGACTCTCCTCCTGATATTATCATATTGGGATTTGCTTCGGATGCGACAGCGTTCAATCCAAAAAATTTTCCGATTGTTCCGATTGCGTTTCCAAATGCGTTTCCATTGGGTTCTATTTCATTTTCCATTTTAATATTTTCTTTTTCCTTCTTCAAACCAGACAATAACATAATAATATAAACAATAAATAAAATAGGCATTATGATAGAACCATATAATTCTTTTGCAACTTTTTTACTATCCTTTAAAAAGAAGAAAAATGTTATAAAATAACTTGCAAGAATGACAAGACCAAGAGCGATTGTTTTTCCCAATTGTGTGAACATTTCTGGCATTACTTTACCTATTCCCATGAAATTATAGCCCATAAAATTATAATCAATATCTTTATGTAGATTTTTCTTGGTATCAAAGAACCATTCATATAATGTGTATTCTTTGTTAGTGTGTGTTGTATGCGTCATATATTCCTTATCTTGACGTCGATTGTATATTCCCAACATCATGCTAATCGCAAACATTAAGAAATATAGAGATGCGGTTGTTAATGATGTTTTATAAGTTACCCCAACACTTAACATTGCTATAAATATCCAAAAAATAAATATTACGAGAAGAGTATCAACACCACCTAATAATTGTTCGTTTTCATAAGCATTGGGATTACATTCATCAGCACTATCACAATCGCTATAATTTTTTAGGTTCCCAATATGTCTTATGATATTATTAATAATCGCAGTTTTATATAAAGATGGACCTACCAAAAAGCTCAATAAACAAGCTATACTGAAAAAAACAATGGTCGTAGTAGAGCGTTCAAAATTAATAGCAGACGAGTTTTCAGTATATTCACTATTTATCGGTACATTATAACTGGAAATTGTTTCTTTACTTACGCCCGTTGGTTGACAATCAATATATATTTGGTCTTCCTTTGAACTCATAGAATTAACAACACCGTGGTCTGTTTTCTTTGCGTTTGACCCCGATTTAGATTTGTATATTGATAGATTATTTGCGGCGGTAGCTTGTGTTAATTCATAAGGTGTAGTAGTAGAATTCGGAAAATCCTTTACATCAATACTTTTTTCAAATACAATAAAGTGACTACGAATAGAATTATCATCAATGTTACTATAGTAGTAATATCCAGTTTCATTCTCAAGGCTCACATTAAAATTAAAGTCAATATTATCTTTATCATTTAAGTTTCGTATTAATGAATTAATTGCGTTGTCCGTTTTAGGAATATCATTATTTTTGTTTGCTGGTATAATTAGAAATAGTTTTTCCGAACTACTCATAAAATCTTTGTGTTCGATAATAATTTCCCCATTACCTATTCCGTGTGTATCAGTATCACTAATATAAATTTTCTTTGCGATAAATGATTTATTTAATAGAGTAGAACTATTATCGTTTATATTAACAACAATGTTTGGGGAAGAATAATTTAAAGACGCACTTGCACCTGACAAAAAATTTGATGGATATAATGAAATTCTTCCAAAATTATAATCAATACTACCGTTTATAGTAGTACTATCATTTAAATTAATAGTAGTCATATTTGTATTATAGTTATATAATATTCAACTATAATATAATTTACAAATAGGGAATGTATTGGAAATCATTATTTTCATACTTTGTGACATTAAAAATACCATTATATCCTTCCACATATACAGTATCTCCATTCATGACGTCGTCGCATCCATATTCGTTCGAACAGTTTTTCCCATTTACGCTAATAGGTAATTTTGTATTTACAGAACCAGTATTGGATATGGTATAAAAGTTCCATTTATCGCGACGGGTATCATTAAGTTTTCCCATCAGTGGTAAAATTAGGTTCTCTCCATTTCCATTAAGATTTTCTTTTGTTAAAATACCAATTTGTGAATAATTATGTTGTTGTCTGGACGGACGGGTTTTCATATTTATAGGAATTCCCCCACGAACATCACCAGATAATGGTGGAAAATGCTGATTTATAGAAAGGGGTGGTTCCATAGACGAATGAAATATATTGGTATTTTTATCTAAATCGTTATTGGAAGGCAATTGATTGAAAATGTGTATGGGTGTTTTTTCCTGAAAATTCAAATAGACTAAATATCCAATAATACCGAATATAATGATGTAAAATGAAACAGCTGTATATTCAACACATACTACTCCGGTGGGGCATTGTTTAGGCATTACTATATACATAATAAGGATATAATAATGTATTTATAGTAAGGTCATGAATTTTTTTAATGCCGACATTAATCGCTTACCTCCACCATTCATAACACTAATACCGGGCGCGGCGTCATCTGGGAATTCACGCGAAATAGTTGTAAACGTTCTCGTAAATTGATCTCCCACGGTTCCCATTTTCAAACGACGACAGTTATAGCATTGGTCGCGTATCCATTTGGGATAATGAATAATGTGAATTCCAACAAGAGAGAATGTCAACGTATCAAGGTTCTCTAATCCATCCCAAATACCTTTTTCAATTGCTTTACCATCCAACCCAATAATGGTAAGGAGAGCGAAAAAGAACATCGGAATCAAGTATATAATTTTACCTATTGTTTCAATGATATACCAAATAATACAAGAAGGTGCTGTAAATACGATTTTCAAAAAGCAAAACAAATGGGTTAACATGAATTCTAAAGAATATAGCATAAAAACGCCAAATTGGGCGACGCCCTTGAATAGACTTTCAAATCCGAGAGCAAGTGCCATTGAAGCACCTGAAATCAGTTCGACACTACCAATAACGCTGTTTATCAAAAAACTAAATATATTACCAACATTCATTACGAGTTTCGGAATCAATAATACCATCTTTAAAAGACTTCTAATCATGCCAACAAAAGGTTCTTGTTTTGGACGTTCTTTAAGTTTTAAATAGTATAGCACTTCATTTGTGTAATATTTTAAATTTCTGACAATATTAATATGCAAATATTCACTAAAATAATAAATAGTTAAAAATATACATATTGTAAAAAATAAAATAGAAAATGTTGGATGCATATAATAGTGTATATTATATGCATTTATAAAACTGGTGGGTGTTTATAGGTATTTTTCACTAATTTTGGCATACTTACCATACTTATTCATAAATTTTTCGGCTTTGTTAAGGATAGGTTCAAGAGCCTTGACGTTATTAACCATTGTTTCTTGTAATTTGGATACTTCAGCAAAATCTTTTGTGATTTCGTCTTTGTTTTCAATGATTTCGTTTTTTTCGTCTTCTGTCATGTTGTTAATCATGTCGTCAACAACTTCATCAATGTTTGCCTTTTTTTTGGGTTTATCTTCTGATGCTTCTTCTGATGCTTCTTCTTCACCAGTTTTTTCTTTCTTTTTTGATTCCATGCCTTCACTTACATTTGAACCGAAACGGAAGATATATGTAATAACTAACGCAAAGAACAAGATAACCATCATATTTTTACTAAAATATGTCATAATCATAGCACTAAGGAAAAATACAAATAACGCATTGAATTTATTGGATTGAAACATATACATAATGTCTAAGCACGATAATAAAACAATCGCATACAATAAGGGTGTATTACTAATAACAGGATTGAAGCTAATATTGAATTTTCTGAGACTTTTGATATTCATCATATTATATACTATAATATGAAAAGAATTTATGAATGGGTTGAATTGTCATCAGACGGTTGTGAAATATTCTCAGGTTCACCAGATATCTCAATACTTTCAGTAGGATTTTCATTTACATTTTGATCGTGTGATTCCATTTCCATGATATATAAAGGCGGTATACATTCACTGTCGTATATTTCTAATACTTCTTTGACAACTTCTTCGCGCTGAATATCATCATTAAGAAACTCAACACTAGAAATACTGGATGATCGTTTGCCCTTAAATTTATTCAAAAAATCTTCAAGGCCGTTTATTTCATCTTTACGGTCGTGTTGTTCCAAATCACCCGTAATGACAATGCGGCTATTTTCACCAATGCGAGTAAGAAGCATTTTCATTTGGCTCATAGTGGAGTTCTGCATTTCATCTGCAATAATCCAACAGTTTTTGAATGTTCTACCGCGCATATACCCTAACGGAGATATTTCAATTATTTTTTCTTCAATCAGTTCTGTGACTTCTTTGGGTGTAATAAAATTATAGAGTATATCGTAAATCGGGCGCACCCACGGAGACATCTTCTCTTCGAGTGTTCCGGGAAGATATCCCAAATCTTCGTCTACTGATACGGAAGGACGTGTAAAAATGAGTTTTTCGCAATTACCAAATAAAAGATTACGTACCCCATTTTCAGTAGCTAATAATGTTTTACCAGTTCCTGCGGGTCCAGTAGCCACAACAATCTTTTTATTCTTATTTTTAAGAAGGTTATTGTAAATATCCTGACTCTTGTTTTTCGGCTTGGTGAATTTTTCATCAAATTCGCGTTTTGTAGTTCCTGACGAATGCTTGTATTCCAATTGAATATTACTATTTGTATAATGGGATAGCTCATTGTCATGTTCCGAATAGAACTCTAATACTTCATTGATTATATGTTTTTTATTTTTGCGTCCTTTGCGATGGTCGTTTGGTTGTTGATTGCTGTTTTTCATATTTGGTTTATATACAAGTTTAGTCTTCATATAATATTTGGGTAAATTGTATAATCCCTAAAAATATATTTGTATAACTCTAAAATATAATTGAAAATTTGTTCTATTCTTCATCAGGAACAATAGTATGTATATATTTGGCTGACTGATATGCTATATAAACAGCGGCACCGCCAATTAAAGCTGTTTCGATACCGTAGTAATATCCCTTACCTTTTAATAACCCGAGTAAAAACAATATAAAAATCAAAATGATTATTGCATAGGTGAACGCATCATCGTGTTTCATCACATAAGGAATCATTGGCATAGAACCTAAAATAACGAATGAAATAAATGTGGATAAGCCTACCAAGTAAGGATGTTTTTTGCTTTCTCTCATGCGTTCAGCTAAGAAACTGGATATTCCCATACTAAACCCATCCGCTAAAATGGACGCGAATCCAAGAATAATAATAATATTATGTGGTAATTCTGCACCCACTGAACCGGCAATAATCGCAAATGTAGTAATAAGACCATCTACGCCGCCATATACAATTTCTGAGTTATAATTTCCATTATCATACATTGATAATATAATCCAAATGTGTAATTATGTATATAATTCATGATTAGAAAAAACGTTGGGGGACCAATAATACAATATTCAAAAATGATAACTTGTCAAAAATATTTTTTTGAAGAAACATAAAATATCATCCTTATAATATAACATAACAGTTTAGATAATGTCTAACGCACTTACAAAATCTGAACCTCTTTTGACACCAAACGATAGTCGCTATGTTATGTTTCCAATTGTGGATAATGACATTTGGAAAATGTATAAAAAATCAGTGGATAGTTTCTGGGTTCCTCAAGAATGTGATTTATCTAAGGATTTGAATGACTGGGAAAATTTAACAAAAGACGAGAAACACTTTATAAGTATGGTATTGGCATTTTTTGCTGCTTCTGATGGAATTGTATTGGAAAACTTAGCTATCCGGTTTATGAACGACGTCCAATTGTCAGAAGCACGCGCATTCTATGGCTTCCAAATCGCCATAGAAAACATCCATTCTGAAATGTATAGCTTACTCATTGATACATATATCAAAGATGCGGGAGAACGTGATAAATTATTTAATGCTATTGAGAATTTCCCTTGTGTTAAAAAAAAAGCAGACTGGGCGCGCAAGTGGATTAATGACGAAGAAAGCTCATTTGCGACTCGTTTGGTTGCTTTTGCGGTGGTAGAAGGAATTTTCTTTTCATCCAGTTTTGCGTGTATTTATTGGATTAAGAAACGCGGCATTTTGCCTGGCCTTACATTCTCTAATGAATTGATTTCGCGAGATGAAGCGCTACATACTGAATTTGCAGTATTACTATATAATAAACTTGAAAACAAATTGACACAAGAAGAAATTCATACTCTTATATCAGGTGCTGTTGAAATTGAAAAGGAATTTATTACAGAATCTATTCCGTGCCGTATGATTGGTATGAATGCGAAATTAATGAAACAGTACATTGAATTTGTTGCTGACCGTCTATGTCTTCAATTAGGATATGATAAGATATATAAATCAACAAATCCATTTGATTTTATGGAATTAATCAGTGTAGAAACAAAGGTTAACTTTTTTGAACGCACCAATTCAGAATACGCATTGGCAAACAAAACAGTTGATAAAAATGTATTTGATTTTTCTGCTGATTTTTAGATTGGAAATAATATACTGCATATAGATAATTGTTTGCATATACTTGTAATGCTTTACTTACAAAATTGAATTAAAATTGTGATTATATTCTAATAATATATATAAAATGTCAACACTATGTTATTCATGCATGCCGAGCACGAGCGATGAGAAATATGCTGCAAACGCATACGAAATCGCAGGAAAGTCTGATATGGCTATGCAACTGGGGTGCATAGCGGTTCGTTGTGGTAAGATAATTGCACGCGGATATAATAACTATAGAACATTTTCAAAAGATGGATTAATACATAATTCGTGTTCATGTCACGCAGAAATAGATGTCTTACGTAAATGTAAGAAACAAAATATACAAGATAAAATAAATCTATATGTAGTTCGTCGGTCTCGTTCTTCCCGTTCCGAATTTACGGATATGTATATGGAAAGCAGTCCGTGTAAAAATTGTTATGAAACAATGAAGCAATTCAGTATCAAATATATTGTATTTTCGGATATAAACGGAGAATTAATTAAAAAACGATTTCAAGACTTTTATAGTACATTTATTACAAGTGGCAGAAAAGCAATTATAGAGAAGCGTGTAAAGGTTTTATGATATTTGGTGGATAAAAAAACACGTTCAAAAATATCAAATATATTATTTATACACAGTAGTCTATTTTTTACTCTACCAATTGATGTGGAGATTATCGTTTATAAGTTGGCAACTACCGTCTTGGTTCCATTTACAAACAACGGCATATATTTCCACCCCCGCATTTTTTGCGGCATATACAGCATCACGATAAATCGGGTCGATGATTGATGGCTGAAAGCTTGATACATCATCACGCTGAATGACAAAACAAAGGATTGTGCGGGCGTTTTTATTCTCTTTTAATCGTTGCAGTTCATTAACGTGTTTAAGAGCTCGTGGACTTACTGGATCGGTTGCTTTCTTCCTGTATCCATCAGGGAAATATGCGATTTTATTTTCAAACGGGATTCCGTCGTATTTCTTTCCTTTTCGTTCTTTTTTCGGTATGTCTTCATAATCCGCAAGAGGAACAGTCTTCACCTCAAGTATAAACTCTTTATTATTTTTATCGTATCCGTGAAAATCAAAGCGTGAATCAACGTCTAATTCCTTATCTTTGATTACAAATTCACGAGTATAATTGGTAATATTTGACAACCACGAAAAATGATTGTTTGAGATGCAGTTCTCAACGATTTGTTCGGCAAGTTTGGGATGAATACCAACAATGACGCGTTTATCTTTTTTTTCGTCATATAGGGATGACAAATATACTGAATATTGACATTTGCTCTTTGGGTTCTTGGAAGGAGCCATCAATACGGTAGCATCTTTATCGGCCAACCCACAGCATCCAAGTGAAGGACAATGACCGAGAATAGTATTATCTCCATATATAACATCTGCTACATATGGAGACTTGATTGAAGCAGAGGGACGCTTGACAACAGTCCCTGATACAAGGCCTGACAATTGGTGAATAGTAATCATTTTGTATGGAGTATTGATTATTTGTATGGTGCTATATATAAATTAGGTCATTTTCATTCAATTTTTCAATATTTTCAGAAATTGTGTCATTATTCATTATTCGTGTGATTGTGTCACAAGAGTTCATATTTTGATGCGTCCAATAATAGTCAATAATATTTCCACATCCTTTGTAATATTTATGAAATAATGAAATATAATACATTTGTTCGTCGCAAGTAGTGTTCAAATAATGCTGACTATTATATAGATGTTGATTATTGTCTTTATTAGATACGTGTTCCTTGATGATTTCATACAATGGTCGCATTTGTTGTGAAACACCATTACTAAATGACTCGTTTGACAGTTGTAGAATTATAGTAGGAAGAAGGCATGACCCATAGTGCTCCTCTGAAAAAGCCTGTCGCAACAAGAACTTTTCTATTTTACCAGTAACATTATGATTACGGATATGAATTGGAATACTCATATAATAATTAACCCATGAACGGTCCAAGAATGGGCTGCGTGGTTCCAGTCCGTGGCTGGAAATACATTTGTCCGATCGCAATACATCGTATTTGTGAATATTATACAAGAGATGGTAACATTCCCTGTCAAACTCTATATTGTCAGTAATACAATGGAAATACATATATCCACCACACAGTTCGTTGGAACCATCGCCGTTCATAATGACCTTTGCGTCGCTATGTGCTGAAATATATTTCCCAAGTAAATAATTACCAATACTGGCACGGACGGTAGTAGTATCGTAGGTTTCAATCGCATAAATGACATTGTCAATCTCGTTTACAAATTCTTGTTCTGACATTTCAATAGATGTATGTTTTGTATGTAAATGAATTGCAACAATAGACGCGTAATGTAGGTCTGAGGAACCTTGGAGCCCAATAGAATATGTTTCAGGTGGTTCCAAATTGTGTGTTTTATTATATTCGCATACAAGCGCACAAATCAGACTGCTATTTAAATCACCAGAAAGTATACACGCAATCGGGCGGTCTGTTGTAGAGCAGCGTTTGAATACAGCTTGTTTAATGTAGTAAATAATATTGTTGTATATTGTATTCATACAATGACTTTGGTGAAAATTATTGACAATGGACTGAAATCCTATATCGTGATATTTGAACGTATCTGAATACTTCCATAACGAAGACATTGACGAATCTCGCTTGTATGTATCGTAATGTCCGGGTGGAAACTGCGAAATAGTATTATGTTCCTGTTTAAACTTCACAAGACACTTCAATTCCGACGCGAATCCATAAAAATCTTTTTTATACGATCTATTGATATCAAGTTTGTTCTGTAAAATATAGAGTGGACGGACACCATATGGATCCCGAGCAACATACATTGTAGGATCATCCAACTCCAGTGTCATATCAATCAATACAAACGCAAATACACCGTCAAGATAACGAAGTGTCTGGGACATTCCGTATCTTTTATACATGTGTAAAATAACCTCGCAATCCGAATCTGTATTTGGTGTGACATTCATTTCTTGATACAACTCTTTATAGTTGTAGATTTCTCCATTACAAATTAAAATAAGGTTTTGGTCTAACATAATTGGTTGATGAGATTCAGAATTTAGACCATTTATAGCAAGACGATGAAATCCAATTATGTAATTGAAAAATTCTGGTTGTAGGATGGAATAATCTGGACCCCGATTCTTTCCTTTTAAAAATTCTTTTTTAATAGTATCATATGTATATTCGCCATTATTGTTTAGCATTGCAAAAATCCCTGACATGATTGATACTAATTATATGTAAACGTTTTTATATCGGTGCTAAAAACTATATAAATTTTATAACATTATATTATATAATGTTTATCGACTTTGGAATAATGAAAACCGTGAATGGTAGAAATAAACGAGATAAAAACAAAGTGTATAACACTATTGCAAAAGAAACTTATCCTACTTTAGATAACATGCCAACACACAGTTCGTTTCATCCTATGTTACAAAGTGAAATTCAAAAAGTTCAGTTGGATAAAGACATTGAAAATTTTGAAAATCTTGTATTTTATACAATGAATGGAGAAGTAAAATCAAGCACAATGGTTGATAAGGCGAAAAAACAAGATGTAGATATAGAAGATCAAGAACGTGAAGATGTAGATGATGATGACGAACAAATACAACTAAATGTAAATTATTCAACACATATCTATGTTGGTGCAATGACAGTTGTGGGTTTATTTGTTTTTTATAGGATGTTACAAAAAACAAAATAAATTCATTTATACCAATTTGAAACGCTTATATATTTCCAATCCAATTAAACCACCAAATACTTGGGATAATGCGTATGGAATAATTTCACTTACCGGTAATTTATTAATGGATGCCATTACTACAGATAATGTTGGATTAATGTGGCCTCCTGAAATTGGTGTTGTGATAAGTAATATTAATGCCAATGTTGCGCCAATAATCAATGGATTTCCAGTAGCAAGAATAACATAAACAAAAATAGCACTACCGATTAATTCAACTAAATATTCATACATAATAAACTATACTGTATATATTTATAGTATAGTTTTTTATAGGCTTGTATCATTGTAATTACGAGCAACCGCACGTTCGCGCTTGAAACGCGCATATTGAGATCCAGAAGCGGTTTCGCTTTTGTCTAAATTGTATACTTGGCGATAAGGCGAACCTTGGGTTGCATTGCTTGGGTTGTGCCATACCATACGCACGCTTGCTCGATTTTGTGTATCTTCTCCTTGTCGTTTTCCTAATATTGTGGGTTTGGGTGAAATACCGTTCATTATGATTTATATATTAATCATATATATTTTTACAATGTGTAAAAGTAGTTTTATTTTAATATTGTAATACATTATACACATTTGAATATTTAAAATGGATAATGTCAATGATTTAACCTTACAATTACTTCTCAATCAAAAGAATTACAATAAATTGGTAAAACAAAAACGGTCAGAAACGCGTGAAGAAGATATTGTTGTGGATAAGGTTAAAGAAAATAAGTCTGAAATTATAGACACAATCATTCAATTAATCGACGGTGAAGTAGACGATTTGAATAACACGATTATTTTAGCATTTGACGATTTTACCAACGAACTATTCAAACACTGGGACATGTTGAAGATTAGAGATATTAATAAATTCTATGATTCAAACATACACACTGAAAATAATGAGTATGAAGAACATAATAACGAAGATGATTCATCTACCCAATCGTCTAAAACAGAAGACAGTGGTAAAGATACCGAAACAAATTCGGTATGGAGTTCAGAAAAGGTGGTAAAATTTGGGAAATAGGATCTATACTTTATTTCTTTGGATTATTGTGAGATTTATTGTCATTCGCATCAAGATGATTGTCACCGCACGGACCACAGTGATCTACATTGTTGTAATCTACTTTTGAGAATGATTTACTATTACATCCGTGCGATTGCCAACGTCCCAGTGTCGTTGTCTTCGTTTTATCAAAAATACAAAATGTATAAGGGAAAAAATCTGTTAATTTGGTTTTCAATAGGACATGTTGCTTATTAAAAATTTTCTGGAATTTAGTTATAATGAGGTGCATATAGATAAACACTGAAATTATTTTTATATCATTATATAATAACTTATAATGACAACAACACGTAAACTACATACAAGAAATTGTAATCCGAATATTAATGGAAAGACTGTGAAGAATAGGAGTTGTATGACGCCCGAAGTATTGAAGAAGGTTCGCAAATATTACAATAAATATAATCCGAATAATAAGATAAAGGTACAAACTCCGCGTAAAATATGGAGCGACTTAAAGCAAAAACTTCATCATTGCGATAATGAAATGTGTTGGTTGGATGAATTTAGAAATATGAAATTGAAGTCATCTATCAAAAACAAGTTGTTTGCACCCAACAAACCGAGTGAATGGAATTCCGTCCCAAATACGTGGTTGACGAATTTTGATATCTTGAAGGTTCTCAACCAATATGAAAAAAAGTATCCTTGTTTCAAACTATTTGGACCGAGCCCTATTGATTTTGACGATAAGTATTTCCAATACGGCGGACAATGTGTATCCAATGATATATGCACGTTTGAATTGGGAAATATGTTGAAGAATGGTATTCATAAAATGGGTTTTATATTTAATTTATCTAAGCATCGGGAACCTGGAAGTCATTGGGTGTCATTATTTGTGGATACAAAGAAAGGGTTTATATTGTATTTTGACAGTAATGGGATTGAAGCTCCGAATGAAGTGGATATCTTGGTGAATCGTATTGTATCACAAGGAAAGAATTTGGACCAACCTATTGATTTTGAATATATACAAAATACATTTAGTCATCAACGTTCAAATACGGAATGTGGGATGTATTCGTTGTATTTCATGATAACGTTGGTAAATGAGAAGATAAATGGAAAAAATGCGAAAAAAAATAAATTATTAGACCATTTCTTGAAACAGAGAATAGATGATGATTATGTTTTCAAACGCCGAAATATATATTTTAACGAATAATATAATATCACTATATAGTAAATATTATATACGATGTCTAATACAACTGTTTTTGATAGAAACATTGATAAACTAAAACAAAATGTGAAAAGACTAGAACAATTAAAAGTAGAAGAAGGAGTTTTTACTAATCTACTATCATTTTTTGGTAGGGCTTCAGTATCAGAGGATACTGTAAAAGAACATAATATTTTGATAAATAAAACAATAAAATTATACACAGAGAATATGAATACAATGCTTGGACTAACAGCACAAATGAAAAAAGAGGGTCTCAATAATAATATAATAATGGAAAGAATGTCAAACCACATTGAAAAATTAAAATTGTCACTACAAATTCAGGAAGAAGGTATACAAAGATCCCAAGAAACAATTGATAAATATAAAGAAACAATTGATGGACTCAAAACACAGAATGAAATATTCGAACAAGCTAATCAAACTCTCAGAACACAAAATGAAGAACAAAAGACAACAAATCAAACTCTCACAACACAAAATGAAGACCAAAAGACAACAATTGCTGGCATGGAAAATAACTTAACTAATTTAAAAGCCGTATTAGAATCCCAAACAAACACACTCGAAGAACAAACAAAAAAAATCAACGAAATAACTAATTCAAACGCAGATTTAAATACACAATTAGTAAATTTAAAAGCTACACAAGCAGAAACAGAGCGAAAAATAATTAAATCAAGATCAGAAATTGTAAATTTAAAAAAAGAACAAGACGCACAGATCAATGAAATTAAAGCCGCACAAAAAATAAGGGTATTGTTTTTAAAAAATTCAGCGAAGAATAAATTAAAACTACAAGGGAAAGCATTTCTAAACAGAATTGCTGAAATAAAAGAAAATTCAAATAATTCAATTGCAGAGAAGGAAGCAAAGATTAAAGAAATTACAGAAGAACATACAAAAGCACAAAATGAAATAAACACACAACTTACCAACTTAACAGCAACAAGCAACGCAACCATCGGTCAACTAAAAAAAGAATTATCCATATTAAAAACTGAAGAACAATTAGGAAAGGAAGATGAAGACAAACAAAAAAAAATGTTAAGAACAGAAACACGGATTTTACCTCTTGGGTGGAAAAATTCAAAAGGGTTTAATATTGGAAACATAACGACACAAGTGCGTGGAGAAAAACCATATAATGCGACAGACACAATCGACCATTATTTGTATACATTATTTAATGGCAAAATACCAGGTGAACAACTATCCACATCATCAAGACACGTGCCAATTATACGAGAAGAGAGATCCGGTGGAAAAAATAATAGGTTGAGAAAGAGTAAAAAGAGTAAAAAGAGTAAGAAATCAAAAAATAATAAAACGAAAAAACAAAGAAAATATTAATGAAAAAATAATGTAAAAAAATAATGACGTATAATGAATATATGTCATTATTTGTAACACGCGACAATCAAACATTATTATGGAATATAGTAAATAAGAATCAAAAAATAAACAATGTTTTTAATGAAAGCGAGCACGATAAACAAGAGTGGTTCAAAGGTATTATTCGTGAGTTTCATCAAAGTGGTAACGAAGTGTATAATATGGTCCAATTGAAAGATTTGAATAAGCATGTATTACAGTATATGAGTCAGGACGTAAAAAATCGTCTATATGATATCCAAATGCAAGAACAAACACAAGAACAAATACAAGAACAATATAATATTTCATCAACCCAAGGAAATCCACAACAAAATATAACAGACCATACACAATATTCCAATATATCTAATGAGTCAGAAAATAACGACATTAGTGACTATGAACGCAGAGAGCAAGAATACAGAAAACTTTTAGAAAAACCACAACCGAAAGAAATAAATTTTTCAGACTCAAATAATGTGACAACTTCTATGAGCTCACAAGAAATGGAATCCAAAATAAAAGAACGTGAAAATGAGAGAGTGAGTATCAATAACCCACTTGCCGAAGAAAATAAACTTCTCAACGAGAAGATATCAATAATGCAAACATTAATTGATACAATGCAAACATCAATCAATGGTATATTGAAAGACAACGAACAAATTAAATCTGAAATGAATGATATGTTTGTAAAACAAGAAGTATCTTCCGCAATAAATAACGTACTAAGTAATATTGCGAAGTAAAAAAGATGTTACAAAAAATGTAAATATTTTGTATAATAATAATTTGTTATTATATTATAAGAATCAGTAAACAAATGTTTTTTCAAAAATTATTATTTGATTTTATAGCAGAACATGTAATATTTGTTGTGATATATGTTCTATTATTATTATTAATATTTCCTTTAGAGGACATTGTAATACCACGATTGTTTGGAAAATTATATGAAACATTGAGAGATAAAAAAACTTACGGGGATCCATTGAATATACTTTACAACATGAAAAATATGAATACACCTGGTATACTTACTTGGATCGTTGCGATTTATATATTTACACTCCTTGCTGAGAATTTTAAATTCTATATTGAGTCGTATATCAGTCCAAGTTATTTAAAATATTTACGTTCATTATTATTTACAGGAACAATACGTAAACACGAAGAAGATTATGAAGATGTCAAATCAGGTGAATATATATCCAAGGTAATGGAAATCTCACGCAACATTCGCGATTTGTTTCAATATCTTATTTCACATTTCTTCCCGTATGTGTCTGTCGGGCTAATATTGATACTTTATCTATCTTATCAGGTTCCCCAACTTGCTCCAATATTATTAGTATTCACAATGGTAATCATTTTATTTAGTATATACAGCACAGAATATATCATATCTCTTGTAAAAAAGCGGGAAGATTTCTTCACTAAGGATTTGGCAGAAAGTATCCAGGATAAACTACATAATATGATGAATATTGTCATTAATAACGAAGGGTTTAATGCAATAAAAAACAATGATGAATTAGAAGAGAAGAACAAAAAGATGATGGAAGACATTATGAAAGCAGAATCCATATCAATGACCTCAATGCAAATGGTCGCGATAACGGGTTATTCATCGTGTGTATATATACTATATGGGTTATTGAAACAAGGACAATTGAGTGTATCCAGTATGATTGCGTATTTATTGACCCTTGGAAAGTATTTATCGTATATGCAAAATATAAATTGGGGCATTGTATTTTCATTAAGTTATAAATTCGGTATTATTAATTCTCATTACGATTTTTTACTGGATATTTTTAAATACACGAATAATGACAAGAAGAAAACAAAATTTGAAGACGGATCTATAGAATTTGACAATATGAAGTTTAAATATGGTGACGAAGGAGAATATATATTTGATGGATTGAACTTGAAAATAAAGGACAATGAGAAAGTTGGATTAGTAGGTCGCTCAGGTTCTGGAAAAACATCATTAACAAAATTAATGGTAGGATTACATAAATACGAGGGTTCAATCAAAGTCGGTTCTCAAGAAGTCAAAACATCTAATAAAGAGGATTTAAGATCACATATCAATTATGTAAATCAACGAACACAAATGTTTAATGGAAATGTAATGGATAATATGGTATATGGAAATGAAGCCACAGAAGACCAAGTGAAAACAGTATTGGAAAAATATAATCTAAATAGTGTATTTGCGAACCTAGATGATGGATTAAATAGTGACGTTGGTGTAAATGGTGGCCAATTATCATTGGGTATGCAAAAGGTGGTGATGATAGTGCGTGGTATATTACGCAAGTCAAAAATCATTATATTCGATGAACCTTTGGCAGGATTGGACCAGGATACCCGTCAAAAAGTGATAAATCTAATATTGGAAGAAAATAAGAATAAGACGGTTATTGTAATCACACATGACAAAGAGATTCTTCCATATATGGAACGTGTAATAAATGTAAATGATTATCAATAAATACAAATACAAGGATATAAATATTTCATACTAACATAATATATTAATATGGAATTTCTACAAAACTGCTTATTTATTAATTTGGACCATCGCAAAGACCGTTTGATGAACGTCCATACACAAATGGAGAAAATGGGTATAAATGCGGAACGATTCAACGCAATCAAGACAAAAGATGGTGCCGTGGGTTGTTCGATGAGTCATATTAAATGTTTAGAAATTGCGAAAGAACGAGATTGGGAACACGTATTCATTTGTGAAGACGACATTCTTTTTACAAATAAAGAGCTATTTGTAGATAGCATTACCAAATTCAACGACAATATCAAGGATTGGGATGTATTACTCGTATCGGGAAATAATGCACCGCCATACAGAGAAGTATCTGACTATTGTATAAAAATTCAGAATTGTCGTACAACGACGGGATATGTAGTGAAGAAACACTATTACGATAAATTGCTAGCAAATTTCAGAGAAGGTTTACAACAGTTGATACGAGAACCAACAAATAAACAACAATACGCAATTGATATGTACTGGAATATAATACAACGACACGACTTGTGGTTTCTAATTATACCTCTTAGTGTAGTACAAGTAGAAGGGTATAGTGATGTTGAAAATCGCAGGGTGGATTATAAACACTTGATGATGGATTTGGATAAGAAGTGGTTAATAGAGCAATATTATAAAAAATTAATTAGCGATTCGCATAAATAGAGAGCCCATAACCTGTTTATTTTTATCAGAATATTCCATTGATTTCAAATTAGATTGATGCTGCAGTTGTATCATTTTTTCACTGTGGTATGAATTGCGCTGATTCAATAAATGTTCTGCTTCCTGCTTATTCAATGGACCAACATTTTGTCTACTTCGGTCACATCGCATTTGTTCTACGGATGAATAGGTTTTCATTTTACTAAAATCACTTTCACATACATCAAAAATAGTCTGGTCTTTATGGACTTTTCGTAAATCATCAAATTTCAGTTTTCCGAAAATATCGCTCCCACAATACTGTGTATCGTCGTCATCGTCATATAATGAGTTTCCTGAACTATGATGTAATTCCTGGACGCTTTTATGGACGACCATTTCTTGGTTATTTTTTTTGAATGTGCGAAACATTTGACCCATGTTATTTGCATTAATATTGTTATCTGTTTCATATTTTTCATCTTTTTCTTCATTTTTAAACCAATCGTTTTTGGAGGTATCAACCTTTAACATCATATTTTCTTCAAAAAGAGTGTTAAATTCCTTTTGAAATTTGTTATGATTTACTTGTTTGATTTTTTCTTTAATCTGTATGGTTTGATTGTCGTCTTCATTGGAAATGGGTTGATACACACTTGACTTTACTTCTTGTGTTTGCTTATTATGCTCTTTATAATAATTGTTTAGTATATCAAATGCTTTTTTATAAAATAGAAAGTAATTACTTGGTAATTTGGATTTATCCGGATGAGTCATCAATACAATTTTTTTAGCTTTTTTAATTTGATTTTCATTAATATTATAGTCATCAATATGAAAGAGTTCTAAAATATCTTTGAAACTATACATTTGAATATCTAAATTATGTGTCATTTCTTGCGGGAGTATATGTATATACTATATTATTAATGACAATAATATACATAAAAAAATATATATATGTTTATGTATAATGAATAGTCCTCCACAAACAACAATTAATAAAATTCCTTCGAAAGAAGAGTTCTTACATAAACTAAAGGAAAATACTGGAATTATAGTATTGAAATTTGGAGCAACATGGTGTAAGCCGTGCAAACAAATTGAGGAATTTATAAATCATCGTTTTGATGAAACAGGAGACCATGTATTATGTGGTAAAATAGATATTGATGAAAACTTTGAGATATATGCTTTCCTAAAAAGGAAGAAGATAGTTCAAAGTATTCCCACAATACTTCGTTATGATTGTGGTAATGTTACATATGTTCCAGATGATGCTGTTGTAGGAACAGATATTCCAACATTAGAAGCATTTTTTGAAGACTTAAATGAATAACTATTTTTTAGTGTATTGCTTTGAATATTTAGTTTTATTCTTTTTACTTTTATTTGTATGTTTATTCTTTTTTGTTTCTTTATTTTTGGATTTGCGTTGATTGCGTTTCTTCCCACCATTTAAACGTTGTTCTTCTTGTTCTTGTATGGGAGGTATTAATTCTTCACTAGGTGCTACATCATTAACTTCTTCACTTATTTCTACTTCATCATCTTGCTCTTCAGGTTCGGGTTCGGGTTCAGGTTCAGGTTCAGGTTCAGGTTCGGGTTCAGGTTCAGGTTCAGG